CCCAGCGGAGAGCGCTGTCGGGAGCAGCCACCACCAATCGATCTCACCCATTCGGCCTCCCTCTCAGCTAGATTCAAGCACCAGGCTGCGGATCTCCAGCGGCGCCGCAACGGACTGCGCCAACGTCACGGTCGCATTGCGGCGGCATCCCAGAAGGTTCACCATCCGCTGTCCCGTACGCAGCGGCGGAGGCTCCTCCTGATCATCCGCAGCGCGATAGGGCGACACGGCGCGGTCGTTCACCGTGAAATGGCCTGCGCTCACCACATCCGCCACGAGCCTCGAAATCCGGATTGGCCGCGTCATCGGTCGCTGGGGATCAATCGGCGGATGCAGCGCGAGCGTCACCGCAATGGGGTAGCCCACTTCATAGTCGCGCGATTCCGCCTCAAGCCCGCTGATGATCCCGAACCCGTTCGCGGCGTAAGACCCGAGCGAGGCGCGACGAGCCTCGCCGCTCACCGTCTTGCGCCAGACAAGCTCCCATGTGGCGCTGGTCCACAAGACATTGGTGATGCTCGACGTCCCTGTCGCGAGCAGGCTGTGATCGAGCAGCCGGTCTTCATCGAACCGCTGCAGCGTGTAGACGCCCGACCGGTTCACCACGACATAGACCTTGTTGTTGAACATCGCGATGTCGACGAATGTCCCGTTGGTCCGCCAGGGCGTCCAGCCCAGCATCTCGTCCCCCCGGCGATAGTGACAGAGCGCCAGATCTCCGGCGCCGTTGACCGCCGCAATGTAGCGCTCCGGCCCCCAGTCGCTGCCATCGATCAGCGCCAGCCGCGTGATCCCCGCGAGCAGATGCGGTGCGAAGTCCGACAGGTCCGCCGTATCCCATGAGCGCCGGACGTTGCCGGTCGGCGCCAGCACCAGGATGCGCGCCACGTTGCGGTCCTTGTAGATCACGCCCTCGCTGGCCTTGACCGGCGGAGCGTCCGCCGCCGGCTCCGGTCCGATGTCGAGGAAGTCGACCGTGGTGGGGGTGAACGGCGTTCCAGGCCCCTCGCCGACATAGTAGGGACCCGAGTCCGTGAGGATGATCAGCTGCTCAGCGGAGACGGCATGACGGATACGCCGGCCGATCGCATCGCCGATCCCCACCTGGATCGCATCCGCGTCCTGCGCTGTCCCCAGGTCAAAGTCGTCGGTTTCATCCTGCGCACTGGCGATCAACACGTGCGGCGCCAAGGGAAAGCCGAACAGCAGCCTTCGCCCCCGGTGGAAACCGCAGCCGGCCGGAAAACCCCGGACAGACGAGATCATCTGCTCGTCCCACTGCACGGTTGCGGCCGGGGAGCCCGCAGTTGCAATGCTGCTGATTGTTGATGTCGCGGTCGGCCCCACCAGCTTGTTGCTGGTCGTGGTCGGGACCGTGTAGCCGCCCGTCAGGTTCACCCGCACCACCGTTGCAGAAACAACTGTCGCCACCTCGCCGTCAATCTCGTCTGCAGACGTGCTGACCGCATCGCCGGGATTGAACCCCGTGCTCGACGCCACCGTGATGTCCAGCGTCGGGTAAATCGTCTGAACCGTATTGGCGTTGACTACAGTGCTGCTGGTGAAGCCCGTGACCTCGACCTCCCGGTCGAACAATCGGAACCGCGTCCCGACATGGCCCGCTGCGAACAGACTCGCCGACGCCGTCAGCGTGATGGCGCCGCTGACGCCAGACGGTGTCAGCGTGATCCCCTTGCTGGAGGGAAACCGATAGTAAGGCTGCGCCTTGGCGCCATCCCCGCTAACGGCGAACGCTAGGTCCGCCACTGACCATGACCCGGCGGACGATCGCGTCATCACCTTGGGCCAGAATGCCGTCGAGGCGATCGTGACGCTGTCGTTCTCGGAGGCCATCTGCAGGGCGGGCAGATGGATGTCGCTCCAGGCCATGCCTGTCGCACTGGCTTCCTGCGTCTCGTCTATGTTCAGCACTCGAAAAGACTGGTGCTCGAGGATCACGAGCTTCTCGACGCCCCCCGTGGACAGGAAAGGCTGCAGCCGCGCCGTGGTCGTGAGCCCAGTCACGCGCGCAAGACCTGGACGCCGCTTGACGCCGCCGCCTGTCACCACGCGCAGGTTGAGCAGCGACTGGGCCGAATAGACCCAATACTCCCAGTCCGCCCGGCGCTCATAACGCGGGTCGGTCTCTCCGGCGGTGAAGGCATAGTGGGCGCGCAGTCTAGGCATCGCGGCGCCGCCGAGGACTGAGGCGATGCACGCGGGCCTGCCAGATCGTGCCCTGCCAATGCTTGCGCGGCGGCCGCTGGCGCTTGTCGCGCGCGATGCACTTCTGCAGGAGGCCGGGTCCCGCCTCGCTGTCGACCTTGTCGATCAACGACTGGCCCTTCTGGAACTCATCCCGCAACCCCTTCCACGCATAGCCTTCCAGCGCCGTCTGCACGCACATCGCAAAGTCGCCGGGCCAGTAGTCGGGGGTCATTGCGACATTGATCCGGCAGGCAAGCGGGCCGGCGTCGTCCGCATAGAGCTTCACCCCTTCGATCTCATAGTCGATCGGCAGGCCGTTTTCCTCGATGAACACATCGCGGATCAGGGTGCGGTCGACTGGCAGGGCGAAGCGATACTGCCATGGCTGGGGCGGCGCCGTCGCCTCCGCCGTCAGCGTCCGGACCTCCGTCCCCCACGTCCAGGCATGGCGCGTCGAATAGTCGGCCGTCACCGATTCCCAGTGCGGGAGGATCTGCTGCAGGAAGTCAGTGTCCTCGGACACGTCGACCGGCGGTTCCTCACCGATGGCGGTTGCAACCGCCCGGAGGATCTCGATCTTGGAGGCCATTGATCGCCTCCACCTTCAGCGTTCCTGCGCGATATAGAGATAGTCCAGCTGGAAATCATCGCCGCCGGCGTCAATGGTCTGGTTGCCCTTGGCTGGCGTCATCGCGCCGTTCGGAACCTGCGTCGAGGACAACGTCGCCGATCTTTGTGCGAGCACCGTGGCGTTGTCGTTGGTGACCCAGGCCTGAATTGAGCCGACGCCGTCATAGAACGCATAGGCGCGATAAAACGTATCGTCGGCAAGCGTGTTGAGGGTGAGCGACACTTCGGTCGTGTTGGTGCGGCCTGCGGCGAACCGCAGCACGTCCGGAGACCCCGACACGGTGCGAAACGCAAACTGGTTGTTGGGCTCTGTGCCCCACGGATTGGTCTGTGAGGAGTGCATCCCGAAGTAGAGAAGGTTCTGGTCCGCGTCCTCGATCTTGAACCTCACCGACAACCATGTCTTCTTGCCGAGCGCCATCAGGAACGGCGAGAGTACGGTGGTGTTGAGGCCATACTGATAGTGGACGTTGTTGTTGGCGACGGCCCCCGGGGCCATCAGGGCGACCCCGCCATGGCCGGTCGCCACTTGGGTCAGAACCTGCGCAGGCGTGCCGACTGCGTTCTGGATCCAACCATAGACGCCGACGCCAGCCGTTGTGACATCCATGTAGTCGTCAAAGAACTGGATCAGCGCGGTCTGCCCAGGGATCAGCAGGCCGTGCTCATTCATCCCGAAGTCGATGGGTCCATTGCGATAGCGACGATGCAGGAAAGGCGTGTCGGTGATGGCCTGTGTCATGGGCATCAGACGTCTCCGCTGTCTTCAGGCGGCGGTTCATCTTCCGGCGGTTCGTCCTCCGGCGGTTCATCCTCCGGATCGACGACTTCTGGAGCCGGCTCCACGGTCGCGGACGGATCCAGCAGCTCCCACTGGGGGGCGGGCGGCAGATCGGACACGAATTCCCGTCCAGGCCTGATCCGGCTGCCGGCCACAAAGAGGGTTGCAGTGGCGCGATAACGAGGCATCAGGGATTGTTCTGGTGCGCACAGGTCACGAAGGCGGAGATCTGGCCTGCCGTGGCGTTTGATCCGGTGACGGTATAGAAGAGGCGCGCATAGCGCCGCATGAGACCGCGGGGCCACATGTCAAAACCCGGAAAGACAAACCCCGGCACAAGCGAAGCGGTCAGCACTGTCGCGGGCGCCAAAATGGTTATTGGGGCCGAAAAAGCCTCGGCGTCATCGGTCTGCAGCGCTACGGCAAGCGAGGTCAGGGTGGCGAAAGCTTGCGTCACCTGCACGCGCAAATTGATCTCCTCGCCAAACGCGAGATTGCGTCGTAGCGGGACGGTGTGGCCGTGCGGCGGCACGCCAGACAACCCGAGATCAATGACGTCCGTGGACGCAGCGCTCGCCGTGATCGCCTGGTTCAGGGAGAATGTACCCAACGCATCGGTCAGCATGGTCGGCCCTCAGAGCACTGCAGTTTCAGTGTTGATGATGCCGTCCGTCTCCAGAATCGGCATGTTAAGCAGCGTCATCACCTCTTCCCCAAGGAACTCTCCCGGCCGGAGAAGGCTGTTGGGTTGACGCATCATCTGCTTGTGCAGATGCTCCTTGATAATCGAGTTGCAGTAGATGGTCGGCATCGTCTTCACCGGCTGGCCCTCGGAGGAGAACGCGGTCGTCGAGCGATAGCTCGGCAGTCGGTAGTAGGCGGTCACGATCAGGTTGACGAGGTCGGGCTCGGCGGACGTGCCCAGAGAGTTGATGTCGATGTTGGGGATGCGGAAATGATATCGCCAATCCGGCATCGCGTAGCCGATATGCTGCCGGAACACCTCTTCCATATAGTAGATCACACCACCGCCCGGTCCAGTCGTTTCGGATCGGACCTCGCCCTTGTCCTCGCGCTCAACACCGGCCTGGGTGTTTTCTGGATACAAGAGAAAGCCGGTGCGAGGCCCCCAGGTCGTGCCGTAGATCGACGTGTTGGTCGAGCCCGTACCGCCGCCGCCGACAATGCCATTGACGGTGATGATCATCCTGCCGTTTTCGGCCGCGGTCGAGTTCATCCGCGGCGCAAGACCCAGGAACTCCAGCGGCGCCGACCCGGTGTCGCCATAGAAGAACGTCTGCTCAATCTCTTGCGCAAAACCTTCAAGGACGCCCATTGCTTCTTGCAGACGCAGCGTCGCCTTGTCCTTGGTTATATTGTAGAGACGCTTGTCGATGTTGGTCATGTTCTCCAGCATGCCGGTCGAATCCTCGACCTGGCGGGTGGTCGACTTGGTGGGCTGGATGCGGGAATAAAACTGCACCCACGTCGGCGAGGGCAGACTGGTGCGCTGGGTGGTTTCATTCTTCTTGCCGGCGTTGCATTCTTGAGCATACCCGGCGCGCGCCACTGGCGACATGGATGACAACATCTCAATGATGTCGGCGATGCCGTTGTTGCTTTGCGTCCGCTTGGCGACATCAAGCAGCGTGATGTAACGTGGGCTTAAAGTCGCCATGAGCTGGTTCCGTACCTAGTTAGCGTTCGCGTAAAGCCGCTTAGCCAGTGAGAGTTGCTGGTGGGCGCCGGCGGCTGTCTCCGCCGCCCGCGGGCCGTCCGTGAGCGCCACCAGTTTTTCGATCGCCTCAAACTGTTCGACCGTGCCGACCAGCCCCAGAAGCTGGCGAATGCCAGCGGCGCCGACCACCTCCTCGCCTTTTCGGAGCACGGCGTTGAAGCGTTCGGTTCCCTTGTCTCCCAGCTTGGCGAACTCGGCCTTCTCGGCCGCATGGCTCGCCAGTTGCGCTGTCAGGAAGGCGTCCGCGATGGCGTTCATCGCCTTGGCGCTGACCCCATGCTCGGCCCCTACCTTGAGGATGCCCTGCACCAGCGGGTCTGCTGCGTTGATCTCGATTGGCTTGCCCTGGTCGTCCTTGACCGTGGTCGCCCACTTGAAGGCCCCCGGATCCGCAATGCGATCAGCCTCAGCGGCTGACGCGGCCGCCAGCACTGGCCCCAGTTTGGCAAAGTCGATCTCGCCCTTCGCCTCGTCCCAGAACGCCTCGGGAAGGGCCTCCGGCCGCACCGATTTCTGCTGGCTAGCCCCGAGAGAAGGATCAGGGCCGTTTGGCGTTGCAGACGAGGCCGCCGGCGCGGCCGGAGCGGGTTGGGAGGCGGGAGCAGGAGACGCAGCAGCACCCGCGGCCGGCGGCGCCGGCGTCGTCGTGCTAGCTTCTTGGGTCCCGCTCAAGTCCGCGCTCCAGCACCTGGAAAATCAGCGCGGCTAAACTGTTCCTCGCGGCATAGGCCCTCAACGCACCATCGCCTGCATCGTCCGGAACCTGACGGCCGAGCGTCCGCATCCACAACCAGGTCAAGAAGGCGTGTCCATCTGGCGTCGCCCACAGCCGCGCCAGAACCGCCGTCAGGTCTTCGTCGGACGGACCGTCATCCGTGCGGCCATACATCCGGTCCAGCACGCGGGCGGACGGCGTCTTGGGCATCTCTTGTTTTCCTTACGCTTGCGGAGTGGCCGCCGGCTGCGTCATGGCGTTCATGATCTCAGCGCGGTCTTCGTCGGTGCGAACCTCGACCAGTTCGTCGCCCGTCTCCGCCTTGAAGTTGCGCAGCGTCTGCGCAAGGTCGACATCCGCCGGGAACGTGTCCGGCGACAATTGCGCGAACATCCCCAGAAGGTCCCGCGCCCGCGTCACCTTCTCATTCGAGCGCGCCTTGGCGAAGGGCGAGAACGGTTCAATGCGAATCACGCGCTCGTCGATCGTCACCGGCTGCAGACGCCCTTGCCGCGTCAGCTCGTTCATCGTCCACATCACGATCGGGATAACCCATTCGCGAACGATCTTGCCGCGCGGTATCTCCCAGCGCATCCGCGCCCGGACGTCCAGCTCCTGCCACTGGGTTGCGGTCGGCGGCGTCTTGCCCATTTGCTCGGGCTTGTCCTGGAACAGCGCGCGCCGGATCTGCGCCCGCAGGTCTTGCTCGGTGAAGAAGGTGACGTCGAACCGGCCCTTGGCCTCCCACTGCCACCACTCGAAGTCCTTGCCGGCGGGGATCATGTCGCCCGCCTCGAACCCCTGTTCGAAGTTCACGATCCCATCGTCGTGATAGATCGTCGGCGGATCGACATGCTTCGACAGCGCCACCATCAGCAGCGTCGTCAGCTCGTTCAAGGCCCGCTGCGCCGGCTGCGCCCGGAACGCCGGCCCCACGCCCCACGCCGACCGACCATCCACCTTCCAGCGCGCCAGAAAAAGGTCCACGTCAGGCTCGTCATTGAAATACTTTTCATAAACCAGTTCGTTGTCGACCATGACAATGCGACGCCATGCGCGGTCGCCCTTGCGGTTCTCCCAGCAGCGGTAAAACCCATCGATCAGGACGATCTCATCGTCATCGTTCCTCATCGAACGGTTCTTCGGCATCTCCGCATGCAGCCCATAGAGGCTCTTGTACTCCTTGACTGTGATCTTGCCCTCGGTGAAGCGCCCGTCCGCCACCCCCCGCGCCTGACTGTGACAGATCAACAAATCCGCAGGCTCGATCGGCTCGAACTCCAGCATGTCGCCTGCCCGCGCCGGGCGCCGCGCCCGCATCGCCATCGTGCCGTTGGCAAGGTCGCTGAAACACTGGTGCGCCGCGTCGTAATAACTCGACTTCTCGATCTCCTCGAACACCTTCATCTCGGCTTCAGAGGTCGCTGCCTGTACGTCCCGGCGATATTCGTCCGGGATGTCCCCCACTGGCCGCATGCGCGCCCATGGCTCGTTGTCCGGGGTGAACTGCGCGATCATGTCGGAGGCGAAGTCCTCCATGGTCTCTGCGAGCGTCGCGTCCACCACGTCAGCGACATCGTCCTCAGTGAGCGCCGCCGTCTTGGTGTTAAGACCACTGCCGACCCGCCGCCTGTGCGGCAACGCCAGCCGGTAGGTCTCGTTGAGCAGCGCCGCCCGGTCGGACCGATCCTTCCGCG